CGGGTTTTCTTAGGCTTATATAACCCTTGGTACTACATGATTATTGCTAAAAAGTGGTTAACTTTGGTTAACATGGTTTGATTAATATATTTAAAATGACGATTAGCTATTAACACAACACCACCAATGTTAATAGTTCGCCTTTTTATTGGAAAAATGTCAACACCTAACTATATTAACCTAAAAATAAAAAAGCCTACCTCAATAATCTGAGATAGGCTTTTTCGTGTTAAATGGATTAGCTCTTAAATTTTTTTACAGAAGTCGGTTAACTTCCGCTTGAATTGTGCTTGGGTTATATCCAGCCACACGTAGTTTTTGACTGCGTTGCGGTTCATTCCCCCACTTACCTTGAATCACCTCACGTGCCACTTGATTGGTTGATTTAAGTGAAGACCCACTAGAAACATATTCCAGAGTATTGCCTACCGGACCCGTAGCCAGATAGCCATATGCATTTCCTCGTGGTTGCCGAACCCACCGATAACCGTTGATGATGATTGCTGCATCAGTTTTAACCTCTGCCCCCGCAGATAATACAGCAATAACGCTTGAATCAGTTGAAGTGCCTGTGCGTAATTTAACCGCAGTCTTAAGTGTATAAGTCTTACTTTCCGCTACCCAGCTTGGTTGTGACCCTGCAGGTTTGACTGGTTGGCTTGGCGCAACAACGCTTTTACTAGCTTTGGCATATGCTGCCCAAGCTCCCTTATCACCATAAAATACATTCAAATCTAAATTAGCATTCCAACCTGATAATCGGCCACTAGAAGTATATTGGAATAACGCAGTCGCCTTCCAATATTTTGTAGATCCGTAAATTTCTCGTGGCTGATAACCATTTACCACATTATTGTTATTATACTGAGCAACCCATAGTCCATAATTAGCACTTACTACAGAAGACCAATTCAAGTTATTCTCAACTGATAAACTCATATAAATAATTGGACGAACACCGGTTTTACTATAAACATAGTCTAACCATTCCTTAGCTAAACTAACGCCGGCCTGAGTTTGAACAGACGATCCAGTCGTGTTTTCAAAATCTAAAAACAATACAGCCTTACCAATATAGGGCTTAATAGTTGCTAAAAAGTAATCGGCCTGCTTTTTAACATCAGAATCGGTTCGTAAAAAGTGATAAACGCCTAATAACTTGCCAGCGCTATCTGCTTGACGAATCTGAGCTGAATAAGCCGAGTTAATATAACTGATGCCCTCGGTTGCTTTAACAATTACACCATCACCCGCAATAGAACCCGCATTGATACCATTTTGATAACTTGCAATATCGATTAAATTTAAAGTCATTATTTACTACCTCCTAAAATAGATTTGACAGCATCATAGCCACCAGCGGCTACCAGCCCAGCAATTGCTCCGTCTAAGCCAGCAACTAACATACTGTCAAAGGCTGCTCGCCAAGCAAAGTAAACAATCACGCCAATTAAAAAGCCGACCGCCATATCTAACAATGGCAACCAGCGATTATCAATCTGTGTTTGTTTGATAGCCCAGGTAATCAAGCCTACTAGTAGTGCAATCATGACAATTGCACTGGCGTTGGCTGTTTGAATAATTTCAATCATTTTGTTTACCTCCTTTAATCGTCAGATTTGCGACGTGTCATACCGTTTTTGTCATACAAAAATTGTATCTCAGCGTCATGACGTACTAACTTTTGGTCATGTTTATCGAGCCGATCATCAAATGCTTGATGGTCTTTTTTTGATGATGCTGTTAAGTCCCGAATGGCGTCACCCAAGTCGCCCATCGTATCTTTTAATGGCTTGACTGCCACTTTATAGATGGCACCAATTAAACCACCAGCAATAGTGATGATGCCGCCCCATTCGGCGATGGTAAAACCCAAAAACGTGTGCAATAAAATCACCTCTTTAACTCATTTTTAGTAGCTAGTCTAAGACTTATCAGCGATTAACTCCTTTTTTTGGTCAGCTGTCATCATTCCCGCGGATACAAAAACATCTAACTGTGCGTCCTCGTACAGACCCATCTTGTAATATTTCACGATATATTGATACATTTAATTACCTCCCTTAGCTAATTGCAATAAAATTTGCGCATTAAACTTATCCTGGTCAGCCTTATTTTGAGCAATTTGAGCTAATACCGTAGCATTCAATTGTTCTTGCTGAGTTGGCTCATTAGGTTTCTCTGGATTATCTGCAATAAATTCTTCTAGCGTTTTACCTACCCATTCTTTGCCGTTCCAAATTGGATCGTACAAACCATCAATCGGTTTGGTTTCTGTTGAATTCTCTGGAACTTCATCAGAATCAGTAATTACTTCAACTCCAACAAATAATTTAGTTGTTTGATCAAATAAGTAAATGTTTTTCATTTTCTCCACCTCTAGTGATTGTGCGTAAGGTATGTCATGTAAATTGGATACCAAGTTTTCACATTAGTTGCCTTCTCATCAGTAATATTTTCAATTGCAAAGGTTCCTGCTGCTGATACAGACCATCTTGCCATCATAGTACCCGATGATGGCATTGCAACTGCAACACCATGAGATGGTGCAAATTGTTGTGGAATACTTAAAATTGTTTTACCCTTGGTAGCCGTGAAATCTGCAATCTTTAAAACTGCTTCAATTGTAATTAGTCGATAATCGCCAGGTAATTCTACTTTGGTCAAACTGCCTGGACCTGTGCCATACCAAGTTGCTCCATTTGATAATACAAAACCAGAGTATGGTTGAGAATCAGAAAAACTTAATTTTGATAAAGTATTGTCAATGCTAGAAAAATTATCATCAATCTTTTCGGGGCCTCTTTCCATGCCCGTAAAAATTTTAGTCAGTGTCATTATTTTTCTCCTTTTTTTAGGTTCAAAAATAGCACCGACTATGGCAGTTAATCAGTGCTATCCCGAACGATATTTATTTTTTATGCAAGCTTTAAAGCCTGCGGTTAGGGTATTTGTAACCCCCCCCCGACTTTTTGGGTAATTAAAATATTCATCTTAATATTCTCCTTATTTTTCGATTTGCAGTGCTGCAATTTGCTGAATAATTTCAGCATTAAAATTATCCTGATCTGTTGGTTCGGGAATTGGGGCCGTATTTGCTGCTTTGATTTCTTCTTCTGTAGCCGTTTCAACCCAGACACCATTTTCAAATTTAAGTTTAAAATTTGGAGTTGGTGGCACGATATCCGTGTATCCGTCTGGAATAATTCCGTCTGAGGGTAATAACTCGCTTGCTGCCTTTTCACTCCAAATACCATCAGTTGGATAAATTAATTTACTCATTTTCTACCTCCTAAATAGACCAAACGGCGTGCACCTGGATAGGTGCCAAACTTGATCCGTTTTTATATATGATTGTTAGAGTACGATCTGTCTTACCAATAACTGCGCCAAGAGCGGTACCAAGAGAAACATCGTTATTATTTGATTGCACCCAATAAACAGGTGCATAACTATATGTTTCAAAACCGGTTGGAAAAGTACAAATAGCTTGCGCCTTAAATCCAGCAGGAAACATCAATACGCCGTTCATCACATAAATCGTTTTAGCGGTAGTTGTTAGTTTATCCAATCTCAATGAGCCAGTGACACCACCTGAAAAACTAGTAATTGTTATCGAATCACCCTTCGTGATACCTAATTCTTTATTAATAGCATCAAAGTTAGCCTGAATTTTTTCAGGCCCCTTTTCCATTCCGTTAAAAATCTGCGATAACTCTGCCATAGTTATCTCTCCTTTTCTGTATCAAAAAAGACGCTGATTAGGCGTCTTTAAAAATAATTAATTAAAATAATGTTCCATGAATTTTTCAAGTTTATCTAACATTTTTTTGTAAGCAATCTGTTTCTGCCAGGTTAACGAACTTAAATCTATCTTGCGTAATCTATCAAAATCAACAACCGCTCTTTTAGAATTGTATTCTGAAAAATCATCTGTTCTCACGGAACCATCAAAAAAGTACTGTTTGGCTTCCTGGGCAATCTCTGGAAATGCGACATTGAGTTCAGCATCATATGAGTTGATCAGGTTTGCCTTAACCCCCTCTAATAAGGTTTGCTGTTCTGAATCGCCACCACCAAAGTCCACCATCATTTCTTCTGCGGATTTAATAAATTTCATCAGATAATCAGGTCTTGGTCCAGTGGCAAATCTATTTGTTGCCTCAATCTCGGCCATATTAGTGTCTAAGAACGAGGATACAGTTCTATTGAACTTATCCATAGAAACATTAATCTGATCGGCAGTTTTCTGGGCTTCGGCCAATTGTTTGACAATAACCACACCTGCATCACCATATCTTAATGATAACGAGTACCAGTTAATATCAATTCCAATAATTCCGATTACGGATAAAACTGTAACCGGCCATAAAACGGCTGATTCCTTAGTTAGTAAAAATGCTACTAATGGTAAAACTGCCAAAATAGAAGTTCCAATTATCCTTAAAAACAGACTAATTTTCTTTTCGCTTTTTGCTTTCATTTCTTCTCACGCTCCTCACTGACATTGTATCAGTTGGCTGTAAGCAAATCAGCATGGCTGTTAAAGTAGCTTTTGCTAACTTCGTTTGATTTTTGGCAATAACATTTAAATCACTGGTATCCATAAGATCACCTCTATCCAAAATAAATAGCCTTAGCACCATTAAAGGCCCCAAAGCTACCATCTCGTAATTGATTTAATTTAGTGCCATCACTAAAACTGGTATCTGCCGTTGTTAACTCGACAGTGCTTGTGGCGCCGGTGGTAATTACCTTTGCTGTTAAATCACGCTGATTGCCACCACCAAACATCCCCGCAGGCTCGTTACCAAGTGGGACCAGCCCAAGCGAATACTCCTGATAGCGGAGACTGATCGTTGATCCAACAGTCAACGAAGTTGGAATCACAAATTGAACCCCTCGAGTTTTCACGGTGATTATTTTCTGGACGCCATCACGTAAACCGTTGTTGGGCGTCACGCCAAAAGTGTAACTGGTCAGTGGTGCTAATCCAGTTATAGTTGCTGTTTTGCTAGTGACGGTAGTTTTCAGCGTCGTGCCCTGATAAACTTTATATTTCATGAGGCTCTCACCTCACTTTACGTCCAAGCTAAAGTAACGCCGCTAGAAGTGACTGCAGAACTGACTAAATTAGTTACCGTTACTAAAGCCTCGTAAATCGTGATCGATGCGGTGGCTGTTTTGCCACTCGAAGCTGTGGCCGTTAGCGTGACAGTACCAGGCTTGATTGCTTTGACTGAGCCATCAGTTCCAACCGTGGCTACCAAAGCATCACTCGTCTTATAGGTCACTGTCTTATCAGTTGCGTTAGTTGGCGTCAATGTAATAGCAGCCTTGATAGTTTGGCCAACTTCCATTGTCTTGTCAATGGTTAACGTAATGGCTGTTACAGGGATAGCTGCAGTCGTAATAGTGACAACGTTAGACTTAGCACTTTCGCGAATACCATTCCATGCGCTGACTGCAAACGTGTATTTCGTATTCGGTGTCAATCCAGTAATCGTCACCGTTTTGGCGTCGGTCACTTCTTTAACTTTCTCATCGTTTTGATAAATATAATAAATCATTGTTTCACTCCCAATCTAATTTTTCGGTACTTTCATTTATCGGGCTTACCACTAGATTGCTAGGCGCCGTCACAGTTGGCTTTGATCACCGGTGTTTGGCGTGTCGTCTGCGGTGACGCCCAGGTCAAATCTCAACGTCCGATAACCGTCGATGATATACCAGCGATTATCCGCCGGCTGAAATACTGGATCACCCGTCAATTTAAATCCTAATGGCAAATCAATCTTAGCCGTATTGGCATCAGGATAACTGACCGTCGATTCAAGCGTTTTGCTTGGTGTGCCGCCAAACGTGCCTTCAGGACCAGTTCCCAGGCCGTTTGGCTCAGTGCCTAAAGCATATTCGTAATAAACAACTGTTACCGTCGGATTGCGACCTAGACCGTGATTAATTGTGACTGTGTATCCAGTCGGTGCTAGCAGCGCTAGTGCCTGCTCAATGTTTTCTAGCCGCTGATCTAACACACCGAATGGACCATAAATAGCAGAACTTCTAGCATCAATTACTTCGCTGTCTTTAGTGGCATTAGCAATAACATTAGTAAAACGTCCTTCAAGATTAGTCTGTCGCTTCTCAACTTCCGTTTGACGATTGGTCACAGCTGTTTGTTTGCCAGTCAAATCAACTTTAAACTTTCCATAATCATCTTTCAGCGCATTAAATTTCACACTCAACCATTCAACAAAAAGTGCTAAAGCCTCTCTGACATCGACGCCCCATTCTTTCACACGAATCCAGCCAGCTAAGGTAGTAGCCTTCTGGTCAGGTGTTCCCGCTTCAATTTCTTTTTTAAACTCATTATCACCAGGAATATGAGTTGGATCAGTGTATTGTTCAAGGCCATCTTCACCAGTTGGTAATGTATCAACAAATCCTTTTTCGTCTGCCATTCACTCACCTCATTTCTTCAAATATTGTTCTTTGAATCTGCTGCTTGGTGCTGTGTTCATGTCAACATTTCCAGCAATACCAGCAATGCTACCCTTGCTCGTGTATTGCCACAAATCATATGGATAACCTGGCTTGTAGTCTGTTGGAATCGTACCATCATTTGCGCCGTAAGTTGGTAACCAAACTGAACCTGCTCGACTAACATTAAGGTTCAAACTAGCATACAAGTTATTAGCAATATACAGGACGATCTTGCTGTCAGGAATGCCCAACTCATTGAGCTTATTCATGTAAGCCTCAACTCCGGAACGCATCAAGCTTGCACTGCCGCCCATCTCGATTGTTTCAACGTCAATTGCGTAAAACCTAGGTTGTGTTTTGCCAGCAACGGCCAGTTGAGTTCGATTATAAAAATTCACTGCCTCTTGCTCAGAATCGGCCACGGATTGTCCACGGAAGAAAGCATATACAGCGTAATTAAGACCAAGGTTAGTGATATCAGCAAGATAGGTTTTGTAATTGGCATCAATAGTTGTTGTACCGTCCTGCACTCGAACAATACCTAACGCAAGACCAGCATTTTTCACCGACGTCCAATTAATTGAACCCTGATAATAACTGACATCAATAATCGCACCCTCGTAATAGCTTGCAGTACCCTCTAACTCAGCAATACGTTTTTCCAGCTCAGCGATTTGTGCTTCCTGGTCAGGAATCTTATTAGTAATCTTCTTTAACGTTTCGAGCTGGATCTTCATAGCATCTAAGGACTTTGCTGTTTGGGCCTTTTGATTCTCTAAATAGGTCATAGCTGCTTGATATTCAAGTTGGAATTGCGACAATGTTTTATTTTGAGTACCAATCTGCAATGTCATAGTATGAGGTCTGGTGACATCAAATTTCTTCGTAGTTACCTGTAATCGTTCAATTGCATTCAGATATGGATCAATAATTGGATAGCTGTTTCCCAATTCGAATGATTTATAACTCGAATCAATCGACGAAATATCGATTACATCAACTGTCCAAGACAAAAGGCCTACTCGCTGTTGACGTAAATATTCTTGACCTTTCGTCTTTAGGATTGAAGCAACATTTACATCAGTCCACTCAACAGATTTTTGAATGATCCCGAATTTCTTTACTAGGTCAGCATCTTCAAGGTAACGTACACCATTATTTACACTTTCAATTGTCACCTTTGGTTGTGCCGCATCAGCCTGTGATGTAACTTCTTCTCCAGTCTGCTCGATCACAGCGCCAACTGGCACTAAACGTGTGATCAATTCCGAAACGTCAAATTCACGTTTGGCACTCTTTAAGTTCTTCCCTAACATAATCGGCGTTTCAATTGCATCACCATATGAAGCAAGATATTCAATGATAAGCTGACCCGAAGCGTCCCTATACCAAATGATATAGCCGCCCAAGCGGTCAATCAGCTTATCCTTGATAGTATCAAACGTGTCCTGGGCATCGTCTGTATAACGATAAACATTATCAGTTGAATTCTTCACAGTCACTCGGCCAACCTTAAATTGCTTGTAGGGTTCAACTTGCGAATTGTGATAGTCAATAATCGTCTTGAAGAATTGAGCAATCGTCGTGTTCTGAACTTTGCGGTAAGTCTGAGTGCTGTCATGTAGAAATGCTAAACAGTCCTCACATTCGAGTGTTTGACTATGCGCGCCACTGAATTCTCCCGTAATTTTAGCAATTCGGCCATCATAAACAACCTTGTTTTCATCAGTGTTAAATACCTTAATCAACGTGGTAATTGGTTGGAGCTGACGATAAAGAGTGTTTTGCATTGGTATCTGAAATTGTGCCGTACTAATAGCATTAAACTGCAAATTAACTGATCCCTGACCTGACAGAATTTTATTACCAAAGTTCTTCGGTTCATGCAAAACAGCCCCTTGTTGATCATTAGGGCCATCATAAACAATCACGCGATACATCAGATCATCACCTCAGTTTTAATGACAAATCTTACTGTTGCCGTTTCTGCACATGTAATTGTTAAATCATTCATCCCACGTTTTAGGTAGAATAAATAATCTGTGGGCTTTTTAGAGTTGAAAGAATAATTATTGCCATCTGAATCGTAAATGACAATCTCCCCACTAGTAATTACCTGTGGAGAGATTTGTGTTTCGCCAAGATTCATCAAGTGAATCTGTTTATTCTTCTGAACTTCGAACGTAAATGGCTGCAGAAAGTCATTGTTGAAATTAAAATTATTCCACTCGTCAGGTGGATAGCGACTGTCGGTCAAATCCTTAATAGCATATGGATACAAAGAGAATTCAACCGATAAAGTTAATGATCTCTTACTCTGATCATCTGTTACTTTTACTGAAGCACATTTTCCAAGCCAATAAACTCCTTTATCGTGGCTATCGTAAAGTTTTACATCATAGCCATTCATGAGTTGCGACTTAGCCTGCTTTTCGAGCCCCTTACGGGTTTCATAGTTCAGATTTCCCTGCCACAGTGTAAAAGTGTGAGTTCGCTGATTATAGAATCGTTCACCAGTAATATTGGAAAAATCCAAAACACCATTAGCATAGTCAAGATTCTCGGTAATTAATTTTTCGCCAGGTGTAGGTGCGTCTCGACCGGTAATATAAAAGCCCATATCTTTACTATTAAACTGGCCAGCCTCAATATATTCTTTTATTTCCAATGTCAAAATTCATAGCGCCCCCTTTTACTAGTCAAATTACCTAACTCTTGATCATAACCACCAGCAGTTGCACCAATTAACGTGCCATCATCTAAAACAATCTGCTTACCTTCACGCAAAACATCAATGATAGTACTAAGTGTATTCATCAAACCGATATCACCACCAACTTGTACGTTAGCCTCGCCTTTAAATAAAGCTGATGTTGCAATTGCTGACTGCGAAACTTGTTGTTGGACACCATCAATCATATCCTGAGCGGCCTGTTCAGCTTCAGACGTATTATCACGAATACCAACGGCCATCCCTAACGCTAAATAGCGACCAACCTCATCACGGAATAAGCGCGATGGTGATTTGATTTTAGCCTTCTTTTTAGCTGCTGCGACTGCTTTAGAAACAGCACCTGCTGCTGCATCTGATACAACACCGGAATTAGACGAGATACCTGTGGCCAAACCAGCAGCGATTTGCTTACCAACACTGGTCATAGCACTAATTTTAGTTTTAGCACCACTAACTGCACTAGCGGCTAATGACTTACCAGCCTTCTTAACAGTTGGCTTTTTAGATTCAATTGCTGTGGCGTAACTTGTAGCGGCTGACTTTGCAGCACCACTAACATCCTTTTTGGTTGATTTAATACCTGAAACTGTTGAGCCGCCAAGTGCCTGACCAGCTTTCTTAGCATCTGGTTTGCCATTAGTGATGTATTTATTGTATTCAGTTACGCCTTTTTTACCTTCCTTGCCTAATTTGTTCTTTGTCGTGCTAGCACCAAGTTCAGCACTATCAGAAAGATATTTTGCAGCACCCGTAACATCCCCTTTTTTAAGAGACTCAATAAAATTATCACGACCGGCTGCACCTTTTTTGAACATTTTGTCAGGTAATGTTCCTAAAGAATTTTCAATACCTGCATTAATACTATATCCAACAGCTTCATAATCTTTATTTTGCAAAGCTGTAACTAAATCGTTAGCACCTGATACCCCGCCAGACTTCATAGTTTGGGCAAGGAGTAGCATTTTTTGGCTCATGTCACTATTGCTCTTGTTCATGGTTCCCATGAGCCCCATCATTTGCTGCTGCGTGATTTGACCAGCATTTTGTAGGTTAGCAAGTAATTGCTGGTTATTCACTTGACCATTACTAATTAATAGCTGTAACTGATCAATTTGGTTCTTGTTGATTAAATCCAATTGTTCCTGATTATTAGCTTTTAAGTTATCGATTTGCTGCTGATAATTTAACTGTTCAGTTTGCGATGAAGCGGCCCGATACTTGGCCTTTAATTCATTGATTTGCTGATTATTACTTTCAATTGTCTGCTTTTCAACTTGCAACTGGTTTCCAAGATTCGTCACTAACTGATCTTGCTCTGCCTTAGATAAGGCACGACCATTAGCAATCTTCTGGTTAGCAGCATCGATCTGCATTTGGTATTGTTTGGCCAAACTTTGACGGATAACAGTATTTTGGTTTTCTAAAGCCTTCCGCTGTTCATCATTTAAAGCTTGACCTTCCTTGGTTTTGTTGGCTTTCAGCATATTGCTGTTGTCATTCATGATAGTAACAAGCGATTTGTTCGCCTGCGTTTGGTCTTGCAACATGATATTAGCAGCCTTAATTCTTGCTTGCCGCTGACTTTCGGCACTCTTACCTTCGGCTGCCTTCATCACTGCATTAGCTTGATCAGTAATTTTCTGGCGTTCATCAGTAAATGACTTCATCAAATTAATACTTGATGTTACATATGCAGCCGATTTTTTATCAGAAAAAGTACTTTGTAATACTTGACCAGCTTCTTCAAGGTTCGTCTTAACATCTTCGGTATCACTATTCATGGAATTAAAACTCTTTTTCCATGAAGCAGCTAATGCGTTTACCTTGGCACCTGTTTCATCTGTCTTATTCCCAAGCTGATTGAAACTACCAATAGTAGATTTGATTGCTGAGTTCTTACCGAAATTAGTCAGATTTTTACCCATCTGACCGATTCCATCACCCACACTGCTAACTGCTGCTTTGGCGTCCTTTGCCGCACCGGTGAAATCAAGATGCAATGCTTTATTAATTGCACTGCCACCTTTTGCAAGCATCTTCAGCAATGTGTTAAACGCGATGACCACATCGGCAATAACCATTACAACACCACGTAAAACATCGACTAATGCAGCAATGGCCAAACTAACGGTCTTAATAGCAAATAAAAAAGTTCCAGTTAAGATGTTTTTCAAGACTGAAATCACTGGTCCCAACCCAGCAAATGATTCTTTGACATTCGAAACCATTCCTGACAACGAAGTAAAAGAATTTTTAATTCCGGATAAGAATGAAGAAGTGAAACCGCGAATATTCTGAAAATTACTCTTCCAAGCAGCGACAAGCCCAACAATTGCCACAGTGATTAATCCAATTGCAATGCCAATAGGATTTGATAACAAAGCTGCACCAAGCGCTTTAATTCCAGCAATCCCAGTAGTGGCCATGGATTTTATTGCAGTGCCAATGCCAGTAAAGCCCTTAGAAAATAACTTACTCATGCTGAAAACCTGTAATCCAGATTCAGACGTGACCATTCCTAATTTCTTCAAACTAGATACTGGATGTAAAATAGCCTGACTAAACTGATTAAGCTTAGGAAATGTAGTCATCAATGCACCATTCAATGATTTAAATGGTCGAGTAAATAAGTTACCTTCACCTAACGACTTCATTTGCCGTTTGATATCTTGGAAATTGGCACTCAACCGATCAAGATTTGGAAACAGACCAACAATCATGGCATCTAGCGTACTAAAAGTGGCGTGAAACTTATTCATACCAACATCTTCGACCAAACTAGAAAAGATTCCTGAAAACTTTGTTTTGAACGCGCCTAATTTACCTGTCACGCTACTAAATGCAAATGATGATACATTTACCAAAGTACTACCAAACTTTTTATTAGCCGTCAAAGCATCTGTAAAAACATCTTTCAGCTTAGAGATTCCATCCGTTGCTGGTTTAATAAGTAGTGCAACTTTATTAAAGACTAACCAACCTGCTGCTAATTTAGGCAATTGTGAAATTAAATAAGCAATTTTGTCCGAATTATCCTGGATAAAACCAGACACTTTTTTGATTACACCAACAATGCTGTTCATGATTGACTTGAAGCCATTTAAATTACTAGCTTGTGCTGAGGTAGCATATAAATCTTTGTAAGAAGCAATAATCGCGTTGAATGCTTCTTTAACTGGTGGGCCGATTTCTGTGAATGCTGTCTTCAGAATTTCAATATACGGCTTAATTTTATCAACCAGACCACTCATACGCTTGGCGATATTCTGTAAAGTACTTTCAGCCAAATCACCGATTTTAGAAATAGTCTCAGCAAGATTGAAACCAGTAACTTCTTTCATCACGGTTGAAGTTGATTTAATGATTTCGCCAGTACCACGAACAACGGCCGTCTTAGCATTTTGAATTGATGTACTGATACCACCAGTGGCACCACGAACAATCGTTTGTAACGACTTCAGCCCGCCGCCACCTTCAGTGTCTAACTTGATCAAAGCGTCTTGGAACTTGGAAACACTGATATCTCCTTCAGATAAGCCATCTTTCAGTTCACCAGTAGTCATATGCATCTGCTTGGCAATCGAACTTAAAGCAGGGCCTAAACCACTTTGAATCATTGAGTTCCATGTTTGGGCGTCAATTTTACCGTTAGAAAACGCCTGTGATAGTTGGGTGACGGCATTGGATACTTGGCCGGTTGTCCCACCAAAACCGATAATGCCGTCATTTAAGGCTGACCAAATTTTCTGTGATTTACCTAGATCATCTGTTGAAGATGCAATCAATTGCACCCCTTGAACGGCATCATTCATTGGTGTCGGCAGTCCTTTAATGCTTCCTTGCAGCGCCTGCATCATAGCATTCGTTTTTTGCGCTGAAAAACCCATGTTTTCAAATACCCGATTAGAGTTATTCAACGTATCAATACGTGAAATTGCACCACCAAGTGACGATTTAACCGCATTTACACCAGTGGAAACAACCTTGAACACTCCAGCACCTTTCAGCATTGTTCCAAAACCGGCAGTAACCTTTTTAGGTGTCTCTGCCAATCCCTGCATACCACTTTTTATCTTACTGACTGTGCTAGAAATACCATCTTTCGCGATAAACTTTGCTTCAACACTCATTGAATCTGACATTTGCATTCACCTCCTTACATATTGAGTTGCTTTCTTGCTAATAATTCTGCATCTTTAGCACGCTGCGATAATTCAGCATAATAGTTGACCTCTTTTCGGGCTTCGCCAGTAACCTCACGTTCCGCCTTATCGAGATCAACAATCTGGTCAGGTTGAGCAAACAAATAGCTCCCGTCTTCATTGACAGCCTTAGCAGCACGATCAATAAATGGGAGCTGATTTAGAATTCTTTGCCGGTCAATAACATTCAAAGTATGAGCCTTGATTCGTTGCCCATATTCTTCCAGTGTCATTTGTTCGATCTGATCCAGCGTAAAAGTTGGATAATAACGCATCATCGTCGTGACTAAAGAATCATAAGTTATTTGTCCAGAGAAGCCAGTTTTGCTTTCATTGGTGTGGCTACTTTTAAGGCCATCTTCTTGGTTAATGGTGAAGTTTCGAAAAAATCTTCGACTTTATCAAACAATTCATCGAGATTATCTGCCGATTCTAAGCCAGCATCAATTTCTGTTTGTTTGACACCATCTTTTTCAAGCAATTTACCTAACGATGTTGAAAGAGCAAAAGGATCACCTGTTAATAAGCCACTAATTGTATCTGACATTAAATCAATGTTATTTTCAGTGTTCCCAGGTACAAGACCAAAATTTTTCAGATTTTTTAATGTCATCTTTAATTCGTATTTATTTCCACCTAAAGTAATTTCCATGTGGTTATCCTCCTAATATCGTCTCAGCTCGGCTTCACGCCTACTCGTCTCTGTTACAAAATTAATTATTCAGTTACTCCGTCAGTGTTCGGCGTCTCAGAACTAGTTTCTGTTTTAGCTTCAGCTGGTTCTGGCATTTTATAGTCAGGTAACGGATCAACTTCTTCTGGATCAGGTGTTGTATCACGGAAGAAGTTATGAACTGTCGCAGCATCCAATTTAGATACAGTTGCCTGGCCCTTGACTAATTGACCACTCACAGTCATTGAAGTTTTGATTGTAGTATTACCATCTACGTCAGCTGGTGATTCCCAGTCAGATAAATAGCCCGTGCCATATTGTGACATGTATTTGCCGGTTTCTTTACCAGCTTCATCCACTTCTGGCTTGGTAAAATTAATTTCCCAAACTTCTAATTCCAATTGATTCTTAACCGCATAATGAAGCATGTCATTGGTTAAAGTGTCACTAGCCAAAGCCTCAATATCAATTGTTGTTTCCAATTCACCAGAGCTTGCTGAACTACCGTCTTTGGTAGGTGTGCTGTCTGTCTTGCTTGATTCCTTAATGGTATGAGTCGTTTGCAGTGCTAAACGTGTTGCATTTGTTTTGGCACGATCTTTAAACAACCGAAACATCAAGACTTTATCTTTACCCTTGATAGGTTTTTCCATTTTTTATCACTCCTAATAATATTGAAATTCTAATTCCAAAATGCCATCCCAAAGCTGCAGATTATCTGAGCTTTCTCCGACAATATTGGTACTGCTTTTAATTACCTGGTAACTAAAATGACCGGTAGTCTGACAGTTCGAAATAACGTGCAATAGCTTCTCAGTCATCTCAACAACATCGATACGATGATCAAACTCAGCATAAACATGAATCAAAAGATTAGTTTGGCCAAGCGTACGATCTTTCGTGTAAATGTCACTGCTTACTTGTTCACCGACAAAAACAAAGGGATAGTCCTGTTGGTTATCAGGTAAATAATCAAATGTGGCATAACCAAGTTGCTTCGATAATGAGATCACCTTTTGATAAATCTCTTCATAAGGATTATTCATCTAACTAGTCTCCTCATATCTTCCAAGAAACGCATTTTCTCAGTCATGAATGGTGAGCCCAAATAACGACGCCCGATAAACCAGCGCGTTCCATACTCGACGTAAGCCGCATAATCAGTTGCAAACCAAACAGTTCCAACCAATCCGTTACCAGTGATTGAAGTTTGCATCGACCGTTTCAACGTGCCTGATTGGACGGGTACTGCAATTGATGAAAGCTGTGCCAGTCTTGCAGTATGCTGTTGAACAACTTTCTGGGCATCTTCCATTCGGGCAATTTTATCGAGCTTTTTGGAGAACTCTTCAATCCCACTAAATGAAACCTCATAGTCGGCCATGATATTCAACTCCATAAATTGTCGTCCGTTGTCGCAACTGAACAACTTTATCAATCTGTAATACCAAATCGTCAGTTTTTACAAAGCCGGTTCGCACTGCAATTGAAACTGGCAAACGAATAACAAAAGGCCGCTGCTTAGCATTGCCAAACAATGACAATGCCTCATCAGGGCCCATTTGAGTAATATTCGCATTATATGGTTTCTCAGAAATATCTTCTTGGTTAGTTTGGACAAAAGTAACTCGACGGTCGTAATTCATACAAACCACACCCCCGCCTTATGAGCTAATCCATTGCCATTCTGTTCAAGATAATCGGCAATTTCAGTCTTATACTCGTCAAAATCAGAATCAGGAAAGCCAATCGACTCGCCACCTTCTTGATAGCTAGAAAAGCCCTCATTGCCAAGCCGACGAAATCTTTTTAGCATAACCTCTTGAAGAATATCGTCAAAACTTTCTGGAACTTTTTCCACGTGCAATAAACGCGCTAGACGTTTTCTCGTTAAATCTTCAATGACCTGAAGTTGTTGCTTTTTATCAGCTTGACCGTCAAGTAACGTCATTAAGTTTTCTACTGATTTACTCTGTTCTTCGGCCATCTAATCACCTATTCCGCTGCACTAACAGTAACTTTGACAGTAGCTGTAAATTCACCACTAGTTGCTGTGATTGTGGCGGTACCTGCTGCTACTGCGGTAATTGCATTTTCTGCAACTGTCGCAACAGCGGGATCACTTGATGACCAGGTTACTGCTTTTAGCACATCAGCCGAATCACTGGCATCTGCTGGATCAGTTGTAACGGTGATCTGTTTTGCAGGATCCCCGACTTTAAGACTGGCAGTAGCTTGGCTCAATTTAATGCCAGTCGTCGGGGTTACGCTTTTGGGACCAAATGTGCAAAGGCTTCGTCTTTAACAACCATGAACGCAACATCCATTGTTGCCCGCAATGCCATTAAGTCTTGTTCGAACAAGTTTACAGGCTTACCATCAGTCCCGACGATTGTTGATAATTGGGCATCAGTAGAAAGAGAGTATTCAATCGAACCAGGAATTCCATAGAAAGCATAATCGAAATCACCAGCAAACATTTCACCTTTTTGCATTGATTCAGACTTCAAATTAACGAATGGAATACCATCAATGTTTGCACCAGCACGATCATAAAGACGTTCAGTAGTACCATTTTCAACCTTTGTTGCATTCCGTAAAGCAGTGTTATTTTGTGCCTTATTAATCCAAGCATTGGCTTCAATATCATGATCGAGTAATTTATCTTCCATTGCTAATAAATTGTCGTAATTGATATCTGCTTCGAGCTCATTACCGGCAGTCTTTGCTGACGCGGCTAAACTAAACTTGTAGGGATTATCAACATTCAAGATACCAGCTTCATCAAATTTCTTATAAAACGCTTCAGCGATTCGTGGTTGCATTTCAGTAAAGAAATCACTCATCTTATATTTCAGATACTTACGTGATACTGGTAAGATCACTGCTAAAGTATGAGCCCGCATAGTAACTGGAATATATTGAGCCTTGCTGGTCTGAATTCGATTACCTTCTTCAATCCAGTAGGCCCCAGGTCCTTTAGCAAATACTTCAAAGTGTTTTTCTAAGTCGTCCATTGGTTCAAATTTTGCTAATTGCATTAATTTGGAGCTCTGTAATACTTCTTTTAAAACTAGCTGTTGATATTTAGCAGGAACTGTTCCGTCCTGCGCTTCCCGCATCATTACGTTATCGGGATTAAATGTTTCTCGTGTAATTGCCATAATTCTAATTCCTCCTAATTTTTAATCAGTCTGACATCTTGTGCCATCTTTTGTAGATCAATCTTGTCATTTGGATCAATTGGAGAAGCACTGGTTTGTGGCGTATTTTGACGCGCACTTGCTTTCAATTGTTGAGCAATGGAATCATCCCAAGCAGACTTAATCTCTGTCACAGCCTTAGAAATTGCCTCATTGTCACCCAAATTAGCCAGCGATTCAGCAAAGACTGTTGGTAAACCCTTATCTGTCAAATCAGCAGTAACATCATTTAAAAGCTGCTGATGATTTAACTCTTGCTCGCGGGCTTGAATCTTCTGTTCACGGGCCGACAAATCGGCTTCTTTACGTTGATCAGCAGTCATCTTGGCATAGGTTTCGGCTTGCTTTTGAGTTTTCTTGATCTCATCGGCAACTTTGCCTTCCCACTTTTTGTCATTATTCTTCAATGCTTTCTCAATTGCACGGCCAACAAACGAATCTAATTCAGATTGCGATTGTGGTAAAGATGTCTGTTCTTCAGTATGTTCAGTTTGTTTTTGATTCTCTTCTTCGGTAGTTTCAACTGTTTCAGTTTCTTCTGCCATAATATTCCACTCCTATCCCGACCAGTCTTAATTACATAAAATTTTGGGCAAACAAAAAGCACCCCGGATCGTCATCCAGTGTGCTTGATAATTTGACTTATTATTTTTATGAACTAAACCCAATCAGTATATTGTTTTAGTCGGCTGAGTTTAGCGCCACCCCTGCGCAAAATTAAATAACTTCGATCGACTTAATACGATGCGGTAAAACCATAATATAAGCACCGACTGACTGCCATTCTTTTCCATCAGGGTTAACAATGAGTTCTTCTTCATTATCATCTGATTCATCAGCCGAAATCCATTCATCCGCATAACCGGTCATTATACGATTATCTTTAAAAGTGATTTTTACATTTTTAGATTCAAACTTTTCGAGACTCATTATTTTCTCCCCTTCCATGGCACTAAATGTGCACCCGTTTTTCCATAATGAATAGTGACGCCATAAGCATGGTTATTATCTGCGCCAAGAGTTCCAATATCCCGAGCAAGGTTCACACGTTCCTTATTCGTAGGTTGTCCATTATCCAATCTTAAAATGGAACCAGTACCTTTTATTCTGTCATAAATTTCGTAAGGATCAAAATTATCATTGAAAATACTCTTAGGCTTCTTACCAGGATTAGAATTCTTATTTTTCTTTCTATCCCTAGATAAATGCTTATCCTGAGAATCATCATTGATTTTATCCTGCCAAGCACCAGCTTGTAATTGTTGCTTAACATAGAAGTTATCTTGAAGACGTTGCCACTCTACAGGATCATTATACTTGATATTTTTAAATTTAGCTATGGAAGCGGTACGATTATCAGTCACTAAATTGGAATATTTCAAGTATTCATCTTTATCTGGATCATTTCCTTTGATGGCTTGCTTACGTCCTTCAGCAACCTTTGCCCTGTTTGCTAAGTCCTGCTTCTCCCATTTCAGTTGATCACGCGACTTGATACCCCGGGCAATTAACGAATCTTCCCAAGCTTTATCATCCATGACAGGAACAATACTGCAGCGGCAATTTGGATGAAGTGGCGGTGAATTCTCACCAGGCTTGAGTTTCTTTAATTCAAACACTTCACCATTGAGCGGTAAACAAATATCGCAAGCATTTGATTCGGCAATCAGCATCCCTTTTGTAAATCCAGAACTCTGGAATGATGACTGCTGCACTGCTGTTTGCACATAGGCCGTTTCAGTCACCAGTAATCGCTGTGCTTCCCATGTTTTTGTGTCAAACAGTCGGGCAATTTTTGGCGCAAATTGTAATGGGTGGCGGCCACCAACAATTTCCGAACGAATGACCATATCCAACTCATCAGTTAGGTTATGGCCAGAATTATACCAACGAGCCATGAACGTTGAACTGTCATGATTAGCTGTTACAATTCCGTCAACCTTTGCTTGCGACCATTTGACCGAACTTCCCAAGATTCCTGCTTGCCGATTAAACTCATCAACTGCACTCTTACTTAAATGGTCATAAGTTGTTGCAATCTGCTTATCATTCAGCTTGGCCAATTCTAGGTCAATCTCACGGAGTAGTAATTCCAGCCGATTCACGCGCATCTTAAGGTTATACGTTTTTAGGCTACTATTTGCTGCATCAGAAAAATCACGATTTTTTACATACTCTGTAGCTTTACTAGCAAACTCCCTGACATCCATTTCAGAAGCCAACTTATAGGCGTCTTCTAACGTTAATCCTTTAGCACCAGCATAATTACCCCAAAAAGCCGAAATCAATTTCTTAGTCTCGTCCCTTGACGATAGAAGCTGCTTCTTAATGATCGCCATTGTTTTCGCCTGGTCAGCCTTTAATTGTGCTTCATGAGCTCGTTCACGCTTAGTCCAGTAATCTAATTGCCTACTCATCTTGCTTACCTGCTACATTTGGTTCTTGATCATTCTTGGCGGCAATATCTTCTTTAGAGATGTAGGGATTACCACTATTCTCTCCAGATTCCTCTAGAGCTTTTAATTCCGCATCAGGATTAGAGATAATTGCTGGAAATAGGCTCATTAAAGTTTGATCAGAAATACTACCACCGGCGGCAGTATAAGCCTGTAAATCAGTGGTAACAGCTTTCGGTAAGTTGTAACTAAATGTGATACTAACGTTGCTTAAATCAATGTCATCAATTTGTTTAATGCTACTTCTCAATGAAGCAATCAGCTTATAGCGTCGTAGCAAGCCTTTTTTAATCATTTTTGCTTTAACGCCACAAACCTGGTCAAGACCAAGCAACTTATATTTCATTGATTCTCCAGATTGAGTACCACTGAAATTCACATCGTTTAAATCTGGGACGTTAGAAATACCATGAACATCATTAACTAACCGCTTCAAATGGGCTTCTGTACCATTGACGTCGTACTGTTTGTACAAATACTGAGCTGTAGTCGGATAACGGGTGCCATCAGGTCCAACTGCATCAGTAGTAGCCAAAATATTAGCTTGCTTCAACGAAATTAAATCTTCTGATGTCCAACCAGCTTTTTGCCAATCTCCATTAAGCCATAACATGGCATTATTGAAGTCTGTCATGTAATCGGCCAAATCTGATTGAGCTGCATCATAAGCATCGATCTGTGGCAAAACATCTTCGTAATCACCGGAGCGAAAACGGTTATTGCTAAACTCAATAATCGGCACATCTCCAAACTTATGAAGTTCTTCATTTGCCAATGCTTGTTCCAAATGAATAGCCCCTAATGATGTTGGGGGATAAGTGATTACTCTATCAGACGTGTAAATAATTGGCTGTACTGTTTGTTTACCATCATCTTCAAATCCTAATTTAGGATAACGAACTGCCATGATTGGCCGACGCTCGATAGTTGTGTCATAAACAACAAAAGTTTCAAAGACGTTTGCTAAAGCAAAGCGGTCATTATCATTCTGATCCCGCCAAAGCAATTCATAAGCACGCCCATACTTTGATAAATCCAACGCCAGGTCGCTATTTTCTGTATCCGCATCATTAATATCATTGACCTCAACAATCATGTCATCAATCTTTTGATCATCTTTATCAGCCACTTGAATTGGATTACCCGTCATATAGCCAACCATAAATTGACTGATGACCTTACCAAAGTTAGTCGCAATTCGATAATCTGCTCGTTCGTCGTCTTTACGATCAGGCCGCTGCATGATCGTTGTGTTTTTTGCCTTATAATAATCGTCCAAAATTTGAAGTCGCGGCACTTGGTTTTGCAAATGATGAGTAATCATCTTCGAAATAACTTCTGGATGATTTAATAAAGCTTCTGCGCTCTCATATTTGTAATTGATATTCGAGGCTACATCGAACCATTGCATGAATTCAGTGTTAGTTGGTGCTGAGATATTCTTTTCAAAATTATTTGTTACTGCCATTTATTTGGTCACCTCCCCAGTCCTAATCTTCTAATAGCTGCTAGTCGATTACCGACGTTAGCTTTTTTCTTCTGTTTCTGCATTTGTAAGTCGGAATAGATTCCGTAACGAATCGAGTCCTGAACGTCATCCATCTGTTTATTTGGTACACCAGTCTTTTCATTCCAAACATATGAATAAACTTCTTCGCGAAACCTGGGTGCCTGATCATAAACAATAAAAAATCGATTCTGTTTCATCGATTTGGCCACTGCTTCAACACCTGGCATTACCGACTTATTCGCATTCATCGCATTGAAATTTTCGTCTTGAAATCTGGCCACATGCTCCGGCCGCGCTGAATCACAATAAAAAGGGATATTGCCGTATTCAGCAATAATCCCTTTTGCAACACGCACCCAATCATCAATCGCATAATGTTGATGTGCTATTTCTTTAATCACATAATAAATATTCTGTTCCGGAGTCGGTCCGTCTTGAATGCCAATCACAACGATGGCACCCCAGTGTTCCCAGCCCCAGTCAACGCCACAGACAATTCTATCAAAACTTAAATCAGCGACTTGTTCCGTTGTAATCTTCATAGTTTCGCGGTTGAAGTCAGGATAAACCATTCCTTCACCGGCCACCCAAAGCCCACGAATTGTTCGATCATAAAACATCCCCGAAGGAGTGTCACGCTTCAAATTTTCACGGTAGTCTGGATCAAGGAAAGTGTTATCGTCCAATTCATAATGAAATTGAATAATGTTAGGGCTCTCCCCTGATTGAGCTTTCTGGATGTAATCTTTATTCAACCAATGCTCCGGGTTATCCGGGTTAGTATCACCAATAATTCTGGCACCACGACCTGAACACCGGGCAACGATTTCGACAAACACCGACTTAACAGCCAAAGACGCTTCGTTAATATAAGCCCCATAAGCTGTCATCCCACGAATCGCACCTAAACCACCGATTGTTCCTGTGTAAGCCATAATGACTTTGACGCCGAATAATTTAAAATTACCCCAGCGATCAAACTTGAATTCAATACCGTAACGATTTCGAAGTTCAGATAAAACGTTACTAGCAATCGTTTTGCTGCTAAAACCAGCCAGAATATATTTTGGCTCAGTTACATGATCTTCATCGGCAATCTTTCGAATGCGCATGAGTTCCATCAGAAACAGGTCATTATCCAAAACAGTCTTACCGGTTCGCACTGCGCCATGATTAATCAGAATGTGCCAGCTACGACTCCGCACCGTCTCCAGAACTTGAATCTGCTTCGGTGTGTAAATCTCCTTGAGTCCCATCAATGACACCTCCTAATTTCTCGAAGTAATTCTGCAGTAAATCTTCAGTTGTATCTCCGCTGCCAGTTAGAATCTCACTGTGTCGCTGAGCGATCTTGGCTTCTGCCTTGGCTTTATCGACTGAAGCAGTCATCAATTCAACCTGTTGCTTGCGATCGTCTTCATCAGGAACCATTGCCGTAAACTGCTTAATTAAATTAAGAAACGTTCCCATTGCCCTGGACTGTGCGGCTAAAAAGCTGGCTTGTTTATCCCAAGCGTATTCAATAGCTTTAGTTTCGCTGTTAACTTTCCCCCAGGTCTGACTCGACGTTTCGTCACTCAAATCATCCCGATCAGCAACATACATAATCTGTTGGGCCCGAATAATTGCGGCGTACTGAATTTGAATCTGATCCCAAATTAAATCCGCAGGTGTTCGGTCATTCATGCTATTAATAATTTGATTCGTCTCATCAGGTAGCCAGTTTGCGAAGAGACCATGAGTCATTGCATTCTTGTTACCCTTTGGTGGATGACCACCAGGACCACCTTTTGCACGTTGATTACCATATGCTGAAGCGTAACGTTCCTTTTGACCATTCGTAACGTTCCCTTTGTTATCAGCAGCCCACTTATCTTCAGACTTCCATTTTCTGACTGCTCCAGGAGTCACTCCTAACTCCTCGGCAATATCTTTCAACTTTCGATTCTTACCAGAATCAAGCCACATCTGTTTAGCTTTATCTCTGTTTGGATTTCTAGCCCGTGCCATTCAATTGCACCACCTCCCGCGTTGTATTTGTTTTGTAAATTTGAGCATAAAAAAAGACACCGTTAAGTGTCTATTGGAATATATTAATCAAGAAAAAAAGAAGAACTGTAATCTACGAAATCATATGCTTTATGATGTAAATTCTTGTAAGTCGTTTGACCAACAGCCTCATGAAGCAATGCATGCGAAAGATATTTATAATACTTATCAATAGGCTCGTTGTTCATTCGCAATTGTCTATTTCTTTTTAACGATAATTCATGTCTGTCTTCATTTCCAACTTTTATCATTTGTTTCATCAATGCAAGTAATTCCGGATCATTAGTCGCTGGACTCTTCATTATTTGCTTTGCACTAGAAACAAACCATTCAACTCGCTGTTTCAGATCATCATAATCAGGAATTTCAAAACGCCAATCAATCTTATCCAATTATTTTTTCATCTCACAAATTTGATTTTATTGTTTAAGTTACGGTTCAATAGCAAAAGCTTGGCCACAGGCCGCACAAGCGTATACTGGAATGTCATATCTTGTACTTTCAGCAAGTAAATTCAATCTTCGATTGTTTCCCCAGCAGCTCGCACAATATCGTTTTGAAGTATCACCGTCAAGGATCAATTCTCCACTATCGCCAATATTTAGTCTACTCTGATAATCATTTTTTTCTTTTAATGCGCGATTTTCCGCCATTAAATCAAAATTTGTTTGTTGTAAATCCATAGTTATTAACTGAAGCTCAATAACTTTTGCAGTAAGCTCTGCGTCTTTTGCTTTATCAGCAAGACTCTTTATATCCTTGAAAACTTGAGATATGTCACTATAACTCATTAAATCATCTCCACATAATATTCTATAAGTCAATTATATCACATGGAAAAAGCAACCATTTCCATTTTGGAAACAGTTGCCCCTATCTAATAATTCGTTATATCAAATATAGCACTAAAAATGTGGTACAACTATCGTTTCTAGTACCAATTTAAATAATTCCCTGTTCTTTAGCTAAAAGTTCCAGTAATTTATACCTTTTACGGTAAATTGGCGTGTGTGGCACTGGCGGATCTAATAGCTCACCTATTGTATCCCAATCATAATAATTACCAGATTGATAACGGAGCTTATAAATCATGATTTGTTCATCATCCATCTGTTTGATAGCAGCCTTACAGTTTTTCTCCAAATTCAGCAGATACTGCAGACTTTTATCTTCATCATGGCGAACAACAATTTCTTCCTGTGGTCGTGAGATAAATGATGATTTACCACCACCGACGTTTTCTTCCGACTGTCGCCATGGTTCATCGAGTTCCACTAGTCGTACGGCAATATCATGTTTGATATGCTGATACGTTTGAAAGTCTTCATCCAGCGATGCCAACTTACGTTTTGATAATTCTGCCAATAACACCAGCCTCCCATCATTCGTCTAATATGCTCGGCAATCATAATCATAAATCCTCAGTCATTTATGATTTAACATGTCATCTAGTAAATTCGGCTGCCGTTTTATGGCATAGATCCAACCCATAATAAATAGTTTCAATACCGTCATAGTCTACTATTTCATAGGCATATCCGTCTGGAATATTTGCGACTACCAAATCACTAATTTCAGTTTTCATTTGATCCGGATTATTTTTAACAAGTTGAATCATAATAGGATCGGTTCGTAATTTTTCTCTATCCGGTATCGAAATCTCACCATATTGCTTTACCCAATCACCTAATGGATCAGCACCATATTTGTCGTTTAAATGATACTCATCTTCAGCAGGGGACTTTTTTAAATATAGTGCATAATCAAAAAGGCTAGTGTGACATAATTCTTCCGAATCAAATATCCTTTTAACATCATACGTTTCATTTTCACCAACAAAATCTTGACAAGCAATATACATCGAGAACTCACTCTTTTTTTCCTTAAGATACATATAATATCCCCACGGACTAATGGAATATCCTCCCCATGTATTATTTAATAGAACCTCTTTCAAATCGTTACCTCCTCAAAAAGTAATTCTGATGTGACCAAATATTTTCTCTTAGCTCTAACTGTTGTTAGCTCCGGATACCAGTCAAATAAGCTCATGTCATCAATCCATTGCCAATCATCAATGGCTGTGCGCATTAACTCAGCACCAGTTAAGATTTGGTTGTCTGAATCATCTCTGTCGATATCAATCATCAGTGGCCTCCACTTGATAACCGTCGAGCCAAGCACGGGCGAAAGTCGCTTGATTTTCACCAAATCTAATCCAATATATTAACGGGTTATCTTCAGGTAGATTCTCAATAACAAAATTTTGAAAGAAAACTGCGGACATGCTGTAATTTAACGATTTCTCTTTTGTTTTACAATGGTCAATCCAGTCAGCTACTACCTTTGGAATCATGGGCAGCTCAGTGTACGTCCGTTTGAAGATGTCATCCTTGATTGCCCAGTGTTCACCGTTAACCCCAGTTGCAATCCAATCGCCAACGGCTAACAACATAGGCCCTTCAAGTGTCTCCATTGTGTAATCTGGGTCAAATGGCATAGGCGGTGTTATTGTATATTTTTCAATCATTTGTTGACTGCCATCAAACTGTTCTGCCTCGATAACTGCTGTTTTAATGTATTTAGTCATTTGAATACCTCAAATCATTTCTTTAATTGTTAAAGCAACATAACGATTAACAGCTTTACCGACGAATTTAAGTGACTGATCCAAATGATGAACTAAATCTGGATTCGAAGATTCCAATAGGACAGGTAATTCTTGAGTTTCATCCAAAGCATCTTGAAATACTCGTTTCGCAATTTTTCGATTTGTACCATTGTGCATCCAATCAAAATTCATTTCAGTACCAATTTCATTGTTATCTTGTAATTCTAAGATTTGTTTGCGAATTCTAGCTGTAGTGATGTTATCTTGCAGCCAGGCCATTAATCCATCTTCATCAGGAGTCAATGGCCACTCATTAGAATTAGTTTCCTTGAACTGCCGATTAACTAATTTAATCCGCAACGGTCCTGTCGTACCATCATCATCAACCGGCACACTCTTTGAAATATCAGAAACAACAATGCCTTCCATTTTGCCATCTTCAGTCAGTCTTGAACGTTGTGAATGAAACTTTTGGATTTCTGGCAGATCACTCAAATTCATTGTCGTTAAATCTTCCAAAACTGGAACCAGCCTAATTTGATTATGATGAAATAGCCCTAGCTGCTTACCTAATTTCAAAGTTTTCTCAGGTCCAAGGTATTTATTTTCATCAAAATCAAAAACGTCAAACAGATACCATTTCTTGTAATAATCTTTTCGATAAACAATTGTATGCGGTACAAGCCATTCACCAAAGAGCGCATAACGTGTTGGCAGTTTACTCAATAATTCTTTGTTTTCCTGAACTAAGCCATAAAATCCTCGTAGTGTATTGTGTTCATCAAGTTTCTTTTTGTGTGAGAAAGCTTCGAGTTGGCCAAAGTGATTAGTCACTTGCGCATTAGCACCGTCAATCTTTTCGGTAACAATAATTCGATCGCCTGCGTCGATTGAAATTGTCTCTAAATTATCAGCTGCTAACTTTCGTTCAAAAGCAACTTCGTTTTCATATGATTTGATCTTCTGAAATTTCTTCATGTCTTCTCCTACTGTGGAATTTCAAGCAGATAATTCCATAAACCCAGCATAATATTGTTGATAATCGGATTGTTATGATAATAGTTACATAGCTTGGCACTGCTAGTAACAACCCAATTCCAATACTGCTGTGAACCAAATTTAACTTTGCTGGCCATCATATTATTCTGCTCGATCCACTTTTTGATATCTGCAAAAGCCTGGTCGTAATTCATCACAGCACCTCAACGCAAATATATATCCCTGGCATATCCGCCCAAAACTTTTCGATTATTTCGCTGGCCACCAAAGCATCATCTTTCCAAAACTTCAGTGCAGTCATGCAATCTTTCAATGTTTTGTTTAAGTTATCGGTATCAGGCTTGGTAATACGGTACTCTCCGTTTTTATGTTTTCCAGTTGCCTTGTAACACCATTTAGCCGTTAGTCTAATTGGCTGCCCAACAATCATCTTTTCCGGAACGTGTTGGCCAAGGTGCGCCATTAATTTTTCACGCGTTGCTCGAGCGGATTCAGATTCATAACTAACTGGTTTGCCATTTCTGATCGTCAAATTTTTTTCTTGGTGAGTGCTCGTAGGCACTCTTTCCATTGGCATAAAAAATTCAATCACATTTTTATTTTTCAAATTCAATTTTTTATTTTTTCCTTTTCTTATTTTTTCGCGTCAGGTGTGGGGGAATAATGGCACGGACATTTTTTGGCGTAGCTATCGCCAAAATGATCCGTGTTCTATTCCACCTTCACATTTTGGACATTCCCAGTTATATCTCTGTATAGAGATATGTTTGTCTGTCCAAAGTTTTCGGCTTCATTTTCACAATCTAGCTAAAATCGTGCTATGCACTGATAAATCAAAGGACAGACAGGACAAACACCTATTTGTCTTTGTCCTTGTGAAGCCTTAAAAATCATGCTTTGGACAGAGACAAATACCCACTTTGTCCTGTCTGTCCCGTTGTAATATTTCTGTAACAATCGGCTTTTTGAGTCTATTTATGGCAGAAACATGAGAACTTTCTCTAATTAATCTATACGTACGTTTCATAAGATAGACAGAGACAAACTCGAATTTGTCCAAATTGTCCTGAACTATTTGTCTGACTTATTATCTTTTCGTACGGATACTACATCACCGTCTAACATGAATTTTTCGTGTTCCTTCACTCGACGTTTCACTGTTTTCTCTGAAACACCTAGATATTCAGCAATATCTTTCAGAGTAACGACCTCATTAATCCCGACTGCCTGATAGGCTGTTTCTAGTGCCTGCTGACGTTCCTCTTTTCGTTCTTTAGCCGATTTTCTGCCTGATCCACCTGCACTTTTGGCCCAACCTTTCAAATCTCCATCTGGTTCAAGGTCTTTAAGCAGTCCATCGCGATCAAGTCGGTGAATCGGATATTGGAACCAGAGATTTACTGGCTTGAATCGCGGAAACTCCCGCAAAGTACCATCAACGCGCCATGCAGTCATATTATCAATGGCATCGTCAGTTTCTTTTAGTAATTTTTTAAGCTCAGGTTGATATTCAACGGCAACAGCCAGCTTCGCATGCTGCTTCATTTGGGCCACGCTCAACTTGTCATCGGGACCAACTTCATCCATGTAATAGCGATGATTGTATTTGTCGATGCAGTAGGCGTAAGTGTTACATTCAGCACGGTCCTTCTGCTGCTTGAGTAAATCCTTACTGATATCTAATTCAGTTAAGTCCATCAATGCATCAGGATCTCGAGCGAATACCCCAGAACCGCTGGCACGATCCATAGCGCGTTTACCGCCCTGGGCACCTTTACTGTGATGATGACAATAAATGACTGCACAGCCTAATTCAGTAGCGATTTTATCGAATTGATTTGTAAAGTGAGCCATCTGATCGGCGCTATTCTCGTCGCCCGTTAAAACTTTGTAAATCGGGTCAATGATGACTGCAATGTAATTGCTCTTGAGCGCCCGTCTAATCAACTTTGGTGCTAATTTATCCATTGGCACGCTGTGGCCACGCAAGTTCCAGATATCAATATTCTTGATATTTTTTGGCTTGTATCCTAGCGCTTGATAAACATCTTTGAATCGATGTAAGGCACTAGCACGATCCAGCTCTAAGTTGACGTAAAGCACTTTACCCTGAGCACAATTCCATTCGAGCCACTTCTGACCTTCCGCAATTGCGATAACCAGCTCAATCAGCGCAAAGGATTTACCCGCTTTACTTGGTCCAGCAATTAGCATCTTGTGGCCTTGACGCAAAATGTTGTCAATTAACGGTGGTGCTAACTCTGGTAAATTATCAAAAGTATCCGTTAATGACTCTGGATCGGGCAGATCATCATTAACACTTTCAACCCATTCTTCCCACTCAGTCCAATCTTTCTTACCAATATTGGTGGCCATAATAAATTGTTCTTTGTCACCACGTTTGACGCCTGGTAAACGACTGAGCCGCGACGGATTTCTATCTTGAGTATCAACAGTCAGTCCGTTTTTAGCACAAACTTCATAAAGATAATCAACACGTTTTCGGTACTCGTCGTAATTGGCAGCATTAACTTTTACGATTGCATGGAGCGATTTTGAGCCACTGTAAACTAATGTGGCAATTGGCAATTCAAGTTCACGCAACAGGGCATTCTGCTTCTCAAGACTCATATTGTCTGACTCAACTAAGGCGTATCGGTAAGCGACAACGTTATTATTATTGACGCCTGCCCCATCAAGTGGGTTAAACCTGATCCATGCCCCAGCTTGTTCGTTGTAATCGCCAAGTACAGCACCGATATCTCCGCCGCACTTATTCAACGCCTCAATCAATTCCCCAGCTGAACGACTCCATGAACCTTTGTTGGACGGGATAAACTTGCCGTCTTTTTCGTATGATTCGGTCACATAACCGACCTTTTCGTCTGATTCAAATAACGTTGATAAATAAGTGGTAATTTCATTGACTGGATCAAACTTCTTAGGCTTTTCAATTTCTTTGTCTTCGACCCAATTTTTATCGACAACAACCAAATCATTGCTGATGGTGTCATTCCAATCGAGTTCGTGGCCACCGTCTGCGCCACCAAATTGATAACCTTGGTCTTTGGCCATTTGAACAATCGTGCCACCGGTGACCACTGAACCAGCGTCTTCGTTAAACGAATTCCACTTCTTGAATGTTTCGTTATCGTGATATCTGGCTGTATCACTGCGGCTCCAATTATCCCAATCGGCTGCGGTATAACCCTCATGTTTCAAGGCCATTCCCACGTTTACCCATTCCTGGTAATTCAATAATGAAGGGTCGATATATTGTAATAATTCAGTTAAGTCAAGCTTTGTTTCCATCAATTATCCCCTTCATTCAGGTACGTACTCTGTTGGCCGAATGCCTTGTGGTGTTCGCCAACCGCCAGCAGCATACCGATCTATTAATTTTCGAGCTTGGTCAAACTGCCAAGTTCCGACGTGCTTGAAACCTCGTTGTTCCAGGAATCGAATTTGCTTTGGCGTTGTTAAGCCAGCACTGCGACGCTTATCCAGACGATCAAGAATCTTCGAAGCTTTACCAGCGTTTTCGATTTCATCTGGTAAGATACCAAGTTTCTCTAAGGCCTTTGTTTGTTGCTCACTAGCTGGTGCCATTTCCCAGCCAAATGCCGGTACATAATTTGATAAGTCTTCTGATTGAATTGACATTTCAAACTGTAATGGATCAACTAGTTTACGTTTCCGACGTTTCTGTTCGGCCAATTTCTTGGCTAAAGACTCTTCACGTTCAGCAATGACATCTTCAGCTGCCTTTTGTTCAGCATCTTCAAGGTCAATTGCTTCAGTAGCATTCTCCAAATTCTCAGTCATCTTCTTGGCCACTTCTTCACTCTCAGCAATTAAGTTTGCTGGGTGACAAAGTTCGTGCTTCTCAGTCAACCAAAGAAAATCAAGCAGTAATAATTCTTTTTTCCCTGGAGACAGCCGCGTTCCACGTCCGACCATTTGGCTGTAAAGGCCTCGAACTCTAGTAGGTCGAAGTACGATAATACAATCAACTGAAGGGCAATCCCAGCCTTCTGTCAGTAACATGGAATTACACAACACGTTATATTTTCCAGCTGCGAAGTCAGTCAATATTTCTTCGCGATCTTGACTCGTGCCATTAACTTCGGCGGCATTGAAGCCTGTTTTATTGAGGATATCTCTAAATTTCTGACTGGTCTTAACTAGCGGTAGAAACACAACCGTTTTACGATCTTTAAACTTAAGCATTTCGTCGGCAATTTGATCCAGATATGGATCCAAAGCGTTGCCCAAATCTTTAGTTTTAAAATCTCCCGCTTGTTGTGAAACGCCTGTTAAATCAAGTTTGAGCGGAATGGTTAAGGCTTTAATTGGTGTCAAAAAATGCTCTCTGATTGCCGCCGGTAACGAATACTCATAGGCCATTGATTGGAAATAAGTACCTAGATTTTTCATGTCGCCACGATCTGGTGTGGCTGTGACGCCTAAAACATCAGCACTCTTGAAATATTGAAGAACATGCTGGTAACCATCACTGATACAATGGTGGGCCTCATCAACAACGATTGTGTCGAAAAAATCAGGACTAAACTTTTTCAGTCGTTTCTCTCGCTGTAATGTTTGCACTGATCCCACAACGACCCGGTAAAAACTGTTTAGGCTTGTTTCTTGCGCCTTCTCTACCGCACACTTTAATCCAGTAGCCTTTGACAATTTATCAGCTGCTTGCTCCAGTAATTCGCTTCGATGAGCCATGACCAGTACTCTTTTGCCCTGACGAACACAATCTTCAATAACCTTTGCAAAGACAATTGTCTTACCTGTACCTGTTGGCAGCACCAGAAGCGTTCGCTTAATTCCTTTAGACCATTCTGCTTCAATTGCTGCTCTCGCTTCACTCTGATATGGTCTTAATTCCAATTAATTGACCTCCTAAGCAATGATCATGACTTTGTTATCTTTGATTTCCTGTTTTAGAGCTGCTACCAAATACTCTTTGATATTTTTAATAGCTTCTACTCGCCACGCTCCACCGTCCGCTTCATAAAGTGCACCGCTTGGGCCTGATGACATACGAAAAATAAATGAACTAACAGGTTGAGCAACCTCAGAAAATGTCCGATATGGTGCTAAATTAACTGGGTTAGGTACTTTCACTTCACCAACTTGCGCAACTCCAACTTTTGCTGTTACCGATTGACTAACACCGTCATCTCCGACTTGTTTGACATTTTCCTCTTTCAAGTTGCCGATTACTTGTAACAAGATCTTACGGTCAGCAGTAGGAACAAAGTTTGCCTGAAGCATAATATTCAAAGTTTCAACGTCCATCATTCGATTAAAATTAATTGATGGTAATGTGGCATCACCAATGATTAATCGTTCACGCTCACCATTAACTTCAAGATGTCGGAAAACACTCACATGACTAGGATCATAAATTTGAATCATTAATTTATCTTGTCGATCATATCCAGATTTCACGTATTCAATAATTGACGATAGTGTCGACAATCTAATTGCCTCATTGGCCACCGTCATTTCAGGTTGAGGCTCAATAATTCTTGCATCCCCTTCTGCGTTAATGATGACGTCCTGATTGCCAACTGTAATGTGACGATCTTCAGGAACAATAGCCTGTTCTTGTAACCACTGTGCGAATTCTTTTAACATTGTCATAATTTATTAACCTTCCTTTGTTTGTTGGGCTTTTTGTAAGTCCAAGATTTTAGTATTCTTTTTTTCTTCAGCTGCGGCTTCTACTTCTTCAATTGGCGTCCCAGTATCGGTTTTCATTTTGCCGTCCTCAGGATCAAAATAAGTCTGACCCTTAGTACCTGACTTCAATTCGTTTGCATAAACCACGCCGTCTGATTGTTCTGTCAAAATTAAAGTTGAAACACCATCTACTGGAGCTAATCCAGTCTTGAAGTCAACGTCTAAATCAACTCGGTCTCTGGCATCATTTGGGGTAAAGGTCATTTTTGTAGTAATGGTTCGTTTACCTTTCGCCTTTGTATTAGGATCAAGGATATTTTCCATGACCTTCTGTAATTCGATATTGAGTTTTGCTTGAACACTGCCATCAGCAATTTTGCTAAGTGGTAAATTAATTTTTGCTTTCATGTTTTACCTCCTAAAATGATCCTGGCGTAAAGTTTGTATTAGCTTGCGGCTGTTGTGGAAATGGCGTTGTATTTTGTACTGGTTGTTGAGTAGGTTGCGCAGGCTGAGCTGGTGCTTGATTTCCCCAAGGAGACTGTGCAACTGGTGCAGCTTGTGGCTCGTAGAATTTATCAACTTGGTTATTCGTGATATCTTCGCCCTTGCTACCCTTGAAAGTATTTTTAACAATCTTTGCACGTCCTGTTGCACCAATTACTTTCTGCCAGTTCATCTGAAGCTTTTCACCTTTTTTCTTTTGGCCGATCGCGATGAAAAATTGTGAGATACGGCCTTCAAACATGGTGTGTAAAAACAGATTATATTTAATTGGCACTTCACTGCCATCAGGTGTCCGAACTGTTAGTGTCAAAACAGCCTGTGGGCAGGCAGTTAATTTACTGCCTGGTTTTGGTTCATAACGTTTCCGTTCAAGATCAGTGACTTGAAAATCATAATCACCATTTTCCAGAATCACGTAATCAGTATCTTTTTCGACTGTGTCGTTCCAATCTAATTCGTGTCCATTCATTTCGTTATTCATTATTTAGCTCCCTCTCTATTTGCAATAATTGCTCCTGAAACTTGTTCCCATGCACCGACTAACACGCCTTGAATGAATCCTGGATCATAATTGGAAATTGGTGTGCCAGCCGGATAATATCCTTTTTGACTAACCACATTCATAATTTCTTCCGGTGTAATTTGTTTTGTTGTCATTAAGTCCGCTAGTGGTTTAGGAATTGATTCATCCATCACTGGTTGTTGAGGCTCTGGTGTAGCTGGTTCAGTGGGTGCTGGTTGTTGTGGAAATGGTGTGGTTGTTGCTTCTGCTTCTCGTGGATCTGGTGTCGGTTCCTGCGCGACTGGAGGCACATCATTTGGCATTGGTGCAGTTGGTTGTGGTATTGGTTGCACATTTTGCGTTGACTGTGCGTTTGGTAAAGTGTCAAAGATCGGTGCAATACTTGCATAATCCATTGGCATTTGGTCAGGTAACTGGAAACGATTCTTCGCATCCCATGACGGCGTATGAGTTGTAAACATGACACGCTGCCCACCTTGTGCCTTCTTCTTACCGTTTTGACTCGTGGCCACCGTTACTTGGTAATTACAGAATAAAATCATGTCCGCCCATTCTTTTACCAAAGCTGATGTTTGATTCTGAGTTTTCTTACCAAGCTTTAATTCGTAGCGATCATATGCACCCATTTCATCCGGCTGTTCAAACTTACGAATTTGAGTGTGTGCCGTCAAAACAACATTAATGCCACTATCTACTAAATCCTGTAAGATGTTTAGAAGCTTACCTACAGTCTCTTGGACCTTTACATAACCTGTACCGTAACCAAAATCTTCAATGCTAGTTTTATTTTCAACTTGACAGGTATGCTCGATTGCTAAACGTTCCGCCCAATCGATTGTGTCAATAACAAGTGTGGTACACGGTCGATTCGCTTTAACAAAACTGATTTCTTCCATCAAATGTGTCCAAGACGATGGTTTAGGCAATCTGGCCACATCCATATTGTCGGTACTACCTTCAGTATCAATGAACACTGGATTAGGAAAATGTGACGCTAAGGTTGTCTTTCCAATTCCTTCAGGCCCATAAATAACAACTTTTTGTGCTTTTGCAATAACACCTTTTGTAATTTCCATCAGAACTGTCCTTCTTTCCAAGTTTTAGGTTGTTCAGGCTCTTCCACTAGCGGCGCACCTTTTACATAGCCATCCTCAATGATGATCGAGCACTCATCACCGTTGCTGACGCGAGTGGCGATAGCTTGCAAGTCTTCTTGTTTTAGCCAAGCACCGAAATCTTGCAGTGTGGCCAAATCCATCTGCTCCAATTTATCCATCAAGACAAAGCCACAATTAGGTTTCAACTGACGCACAATTGCTGTAGAAACTTTTAGTTGATCAGAGCCGCTCATGTTATCCCACTTTTGACCGTTGTAAATCAGTTCGCCATCCTCAACAGACAATCTAGGCAATGGCAACTTGGCAGAATTAAGTAATTTAGCTTTATCACTGCGGATTTGATCAACCTGATTGGTTAATTGATCGTATTGGTCTTTGTATTGTTGAGCGTCCTGTTCAGCCTTATCCTTATCCAAGTTCGCGCGTACCATGCGGTTCGTTTCTTCAACATTAGCGATATTTTGTTCCAATTTATCTGTGGCCACATCAACTAGATGTTCAGATGACTGTTTGGCAATTTCCAAATCTGACTGAGTTTGTTGGTGCTGCTCCTGCAACTTATGCAGCTGTTGCTCCAATAAATTAAGTTGATTAGCTTCAGATTGAAAATTACTTTGTAAGATAGCCAGTTGATTTCGTTTAGCTTGGTTTTCGCCATTTTGAGCGAGAATATCTTGCTGCTGTTTGATAAGATCATTAGCTGATTGCAATTCTTTTGGCGCATCTGGATAGTAAGGCTGCTCTTTAGCAAACTTCTTTTTCTGATCAGCAATTTGGCCAACAGCACGCCGCTGATTGTATGCTTCAGTTTCCTGTTGTTCTAACTGAATTAACTGCTGTTGAACGCCAATAATTTGTAAAAGTGTGTCAGCCTTTTGTTTACTGGTCGATTCCATAAACTTCGGTAGGTTAATAGCCAATTCTTCCACAAAACTATCCAGTAATTGTTGGCCACCTTTTTGACCGCTGGGATCTGTTACCTGCAGAGTTGAATTTTTACCCTTACGCTCAACAATCAAACCGTTGTTCATGGTAATTTTTAGATTTGGCGGCACTAATGAACCTTCTCGCTGTGCTTTACTAGGTCGATATTTATTGCCTCCTAATGCCCAAGCAATTGCATCTAAAATTGAAGTCTTGCCTTGATTGTTATCGCCACCGATGATGGTAAAGCCATCAATATTCGGTTCGATGCGAACGGCTTTAACTCGCTTTACGTTCTCAATTTCAAGCTTGTTAATTTTCATTGCCATATGTGATATACTCTCCTTGTATTTGTTTGTCTGTAGTCATCTATTCCGAGTAGATGGCTATTTTTATTTGCTCTTCATTAATTAACTCTTTTACAACTGTCATTGACTGAGTCATCCCCTGATACACTTGATGATTTTTTTCTTTGCTAGCGGCACGATTGATGGCATTGTATACATCCTGTAAAGCGTTCAATCTTTCAAGTGATATCTTCATTGTTGCTGCCCATCTAAAAAGGCTGAAACGCTCAAATAGTTTTTACCGCAAGGGCCGTCAACACGCCAATAACCGCCAACAATTTCAGAACTAGTACGGATATGCCGCACTTCTCTGTGTAACAACTCGCCCACAGGTTGTAGCCGCTTCTTTGCTTCAGTGTCTGTATCAACATTTGGTAGATACATCTCAATATCAGCGCCTTGGCGCATTAGATTAATAATCAACTCTTCCGTTTTACTTAATTCCATTGTTTTCATCTCCCAAATCAAAAATCATATGAGCAGCTTTCTTTACTGAATGTGTTTTGATGGCGTCATACACATAGAGACCACCGAAAACCACGGCCATAAAAACTAAAACATCCATCTCAGAAGCCGCCTCCTTGAATTTCTTGCCAATTCTGGTCAATCCAGTAAGCCATCTGCCGTGCCTGAATCTTGTATGGCTTATTAGATCTGGCCCCATCATCGCTCGGGAACTTAACTGGCCCACCATATTGATAATCAAGTAGCCGACGATTGGGGATTAATACCGATTGACTGATGAAATGTGGATCACGTTTTACCACCTTCCCCAGCTCATCAAGCCCCCATGTCACTCCATACAAATCGGGACGAATAAAATCAGGAACTTGTGGAAAAGTAATGGCAGCCTGTAACTTTGTTCTTGGCATTTAGATCACTTCCCTTACTCATCGATAATTTTCAAATCGTCAATAATTTTTAAAATCAAAGCATTGGCAGCTGGCCCTGCTTTCTTTCCGGATAGCACTTCGCCCATGTACATTTTTCCGACGCCGTACATACGTCCGAGACTTGCAACGCTGATACTATTGTGGTCGATATATTTCTTGATCAATTCTCGACCGGGTAATGTTGTTGGCATGTTATTCCTCCTTTCCTCATTTATGTATGTAAGCTAAAGTGATAGCCAGTTTAAAAGATAGTTGACTTATTTTAGTCTTTGTTTTAAAATCAAAGCATAGTTAATAAGCCATTTATTGAGCTAAACATACGTTGGGGAACGGGTTATAGCTTACTTTTTAAATGGTTTAACTAGCTATCAAATCAGCTTACAAAAACAGTATATTAGTCTTTGTTTTAGAAGTCAACCGATTTTTAGACTTTAATTTAAAAACTGTTTTTGTATCAGGAGGAATGCTTTAAATGACGCCTTTTGATAGACTAAAAAAATTGATTGACGAACAGGGGTTATCTGTAAATGCTGTTGAGGAAAAAATAGGTTTAGGAACCAACACACTTTATTCATGGAAAAAGAAAATTCCAAGTGGTCAAAACTTAACTAAGGTAGCTGATTTCTTTGATGTCTCTACCGACTATCTTTTAGGACGCACTGATATTCCCGAAATGGCGGGCAAAGACATGCATACCAATGCCATGGCAGCTCATTATGCGGATGGCACTCGCCAATTAACAAAGGAACAAATCCAGCAACTCGATGAAATGACTAACGCACTAATTGCTGGGTTTAAAGCTCAGAATAAAAAGGACGACGAATAGTCTATGAACGAATATGATACCTTAGTTGAAGAAATTGAGACTGATCATATCTCCGTCATTGAAACGGAAAAAATTACTGAATTTGGTGTTGACGGTCTCTGGAAAAATACTGACGGTGAAGATTATATCTTTATAAATCCAGCGCTCACTCAAAAAGAAAAAATATCCATACTCAATGAAGAATACGGACACTATTTGACATCAGTTGGTATTCAGATGGATTATAACGACGCTCAAACGGCCCAATCTGAGCACCGTGCCCGAATGATAGCCGGTGGCCGCATTGTTACCCTAGATGATGTCGTAGATTCGCTGGGAGCCGATTCCATGACGTTGAATGACGTTGCTCGCGAAATGGATGTACAACCATGGATTTTAGAATCAGCTTTTGATTATTTTCGCAAAACTATTGGCGAAAAGTTTTGGCATAAGGGCTTCATGTTTGACCTAACTGATGGCGTTAAAATATCAGAAGAATACGCTTGGTCATAGGTATACTATGAGAGTATCAACAATATTGGAATAATTTTGTGGAGGTTTATGTAATGAAGAAAAAGGTTTGGGCAACTGTATTCTTGGTAATGGGTATGTTTTTACTGACATCTTGCAATTCAATCAAGATGTCAAAAGCAGAATTGAAGGAATCATTTTTCAAAATTGAAAACGCGTATTATGAAACAAAATTTGATACAGAAGATAAATCTGATAAACAACTGTTAAAATCTGTTAACAAAAGAATTAAAATAGTTGATGATCAAGTTGACAAGTTGAATCATAATAAAACAAACGAAAAGTTGACTAACTATATAATTGATTATGGTAATTCAACGTCCAAAATACTAACTCAACTTATTGATATTTTAAAAAATAAAAGAACTGATATCAGTTCTAAAGAATTAAATAAGGCCGAGAACTTAGAAGAAAAAATATCCAGTACTTATTTTAAAGGCCAACGTGATGATTCATATGATGTTGTGAATTCTCTTTTAGATGATTCCGATAGTGGTAACAGTTCATCGTCCAGTGATGAAACTAGTGACGACTCAAATTCACTCAGCACTTCCGACACTGAGACATCCAGTTCGTCCATATCAACAACTGATGATAGCGACACAATTACTATGTTGAATCAATCTCTGCAACCGATAATTGATGATGCTGGTGGAGAAATAACAAGTATCAAGCCAATGAATGATAACGGAAAATTAAGCGATTGGGATAAAGTTATCATCTATGTACCTACCGCATATTCGGGAATGACTCCTGAGCAAAAACAATCGTTTGCTGATCAATATGGACCACGTATTGAAAAGACAATTATTGGAATTGCTTTTCCAGACCAGGTTAACAGCGATGTTGCACCAATAACTGTTTCCTTCAGATTTGAAAATAGTCAAGAATTTGCCATTAGTAAAACACTAAGTCCTGGTCAATACAAAGTTAAATAAAAAATTTTTGACTGATTAATTTTTATATATAAAAAAAGACGCATCCCCCACCGACCAAAGTTTGGGATACGTCAACCAAAGAAAAAACTGTACATAGAGTACGGGCTCTTTCTGTACTCAATTTTACCACATTTTAGGAGGAATTAACTATGACTGTTTTTAAACGTAAGGATCGGAAAACAAATCCTTGGGTCTTTCGCGATGCTGAAGGTATAAGCCAATCGTTCGATACCAGGAAAGAAGCAATGGCCGCATCCAACAAATATGCTGTTGAAAATAACGGGCCTGTGCCAATCGATAAGAAAATAACCTTTGCTGATTATTATGATGAGTGGGTTGAAACATATAAGAAGGCAAATATCTCGGCAGTGACCTATATGAAATATAAAACCTCTGGAAATACAATTCGTCGCTTTTTCAAGAACACTAAACTTTATGATATTAGCCGCTCCCTGTATCAGCGATTTCTCAATGATTATGCGGATGATCAGTTTGGCCATACTCATTCTAAAGAATCGGTTTCGAAGCTGCACATTCATGCCCATCAAGCAATCATTGTTGCAGTTGATGATGGAATTATTCCAAAAGATTTCGCTGCACACGCTAAACCTGGTGGTAATAAAGGTAAACCTAAAGATTCAAAATTTCTTGAGGCTAATGACTTTGAGCGACTGCGAGATTACGCCAATAAATATGCTGATCCAAAGCGTATCGGCTTATCAATGATTCAATTCGCAATTTATACTGGTGCGCGGATTGGCGAAGTCGGTGGCATTACCTGGGACGATGTAGATGAGAAAAACAATACTATTTCGATTAATAAGACATTTCGCTACCCCACATTTAAGCCAGATTATGATACGGATGGAAATGTTATTTGGCCGGAACGATCTGATGATCTAGATAACGATGAAGTTTTTGGCCCCACTAAAAACGAATCATCAGTCAGAGTAATTGACGTTAGCCCAGTCTTAATGGCGTCATTGCATACCCTAATACTGCATCAAAAAATAAATGCTATCAACAACCCGAATCATCTCCTCTTCATCGGCCAGAAAGGAATTCCATTGGCTAGCAAAGGAGTAAACGAAGAACTGAAACGAGCAATGAAATATTGCGGAATAAACAAAAAAGGGTTCACGTTCCACGGTTTGCGCCACTCTCATGGCAGTTATTTACTTGATAAAGGTATTGACCTTAAATATGTTTCTGTGCGTCTGGGACATGAAAATATCGGCGTCACAATCAAGACCTACACTCACGTTTTAAATCGACTTAAGAAAGAAGAAGCTGCACTGGCAGTTAAGGTGCTATGAAAATCAAAAAGTTAACCAAAAAATATTGCTGTAAGCTTACTGTCACAATGGATACAGCCTACCAAAAAAATCGGAAAGTTAACCAAAACATCAAAAATAGGCAAAAAATGCAATTTTGGTTAACTCTGGTTAACTTTTTATTTTCTACCAGCGCCTACCCAAGCCCACAAAAAAAGAGAAACACTGATTTAACAGCGTTTCTCTCTATGGGCAACTACCCAAGACTACTTGAATTACCACAATAATACCGGTGAT